GGACAAGTTCCTGTCGCTCGTCAAGGAAATGGCGGAGGAAGGCCATCTTGACATTACAGTCAATGACAAGAATCGCACCGATATTGTCAAGTATAACGGGCGGAATGTGTTTGAGTGCTCGTATGCCAAGAAACGGTTCAATGTGCTCTGCCATCCGAAATCACTAACTCCGGACAACATGAAGAGAGCAACGAAGATCTATCCGAAGGAATGGGGTTGGTCACTCAGAGTCAAGTTCGTATTCACCGAACTCACACAGTGGCCGCTCATGAAGACGATCATAGCCGACGGGCTATTCTACAGGCAGTACTTTCAGAGTAAATAATAGAGAGGAGAGGTAAACAATGGCAAGAATAACTCACGAAGAAGCAGATCGCTTCAGTTCAGGTTCAAACAGTGACTGGTTTCAGCTGAAAAATGATCGTGACGTGGCCAAGGTGCAGTTCATGCACGACTCTATCGATGATATCGAAGTATATTCCGTTCACAAGGTAATGGTCAGAGAAAAAGAGCGGTATGTGAACTGCCTCAGAACCTATGATGATCCTATCGACATGTGTCCGTTTTGTGCTTCCGGCATGTTCGTTGAGCCGGTGAGGTTTGTCGTCATGTTCCAGCACGATGATGAGAGAGTGAAAATCTGGCAGAGAGGTAAGCAGTTTATCTCAAAGCTGCAGGGCCTGATGGATCGGTATCAGCCGTTTTCACAGCATGTTTTCGAAATCGAACGGCACGGTGCTGCTGGTGATAAGCAGACGAAATACGAGATCTACTCTATGGACCGTGTTGATCCGTACGATCTTTCAGAAGTCGAGTATCCGCAGATTCTGGGCGGAATTATACTTGACAAGACCGCAGAAGAAATGGAAATATTCCTCGATACAGGTCAGTTCCCGGATACTGACCAGAATTTCGGATCCAGCAATCCGCCTGTTAGGCGTGTAGCAGCTACAACGTCTCGTACTGCTGCAAGTTCTCCTAGCAGAGCGGCTACTCCCAGATCAACACCTACCACTGATCAGCCGGCTTCAAGAAGAGCTGCTCCAGTCCCATCGAGAACTTCGGAATCTCCCCAAACCCGGAATGTCATGCAGCCCCCTGTCACAAGAAGAGGCTCTGTGAGGTCGTCTGATCAGGAGGTGTTTTAATTGGGTCTCATAAAGAGCCTGCCACCGCGCGCTACAAAGCAGTCGGATGCGAATATAGTGGCCAAGGCCAGTAAAGTTCAGAAAGTCAGTCCGACCATCAGAGGTAAGGGTGACGGAACTTATGACTCAATATCAGCCATCGTCAGTGTCGTATCGACAAAGCTCGGTAAGTATAAAGACCAGTACGAGCTACTTAGGGAGGAACGCTCGGTGAGAGAGTACTTCGATGCCATTATATCTAATGGCATCGGAGCTCTCGATACCGAGACTGATTCACTTGATCCGATACTGTGTACTTTGGCGGGGGTGCCTATTTACACCCCCGGCCAAAGACCTGCGTACATACCACTCAATCATGTCAGTTATATTACAGGTGTCAAAACCAGTGAGCAGGTAGACGAATCAGTTGTAGCAGAATGTCTCAAGAAATGTGAAGACGCTGGAGTAAAGTGGTTATTCCACAATGCGAAGTATGATATTCGTGTTGTCAAGAATAAGTTAGGCGTGAAGTTAACGCCGTATTGGGATACTTATTTGGCAGCTCGCTGTATTAACCAAACTGAGAGGAGTTACGAACTAAAAGAGCTCCACCTGAAGTACTGCAAGTCGTCAGATTCCGAAGCATACACCTATTCGAAGCTGTTTGAAGGAGTTCCGTTTACTCAGGTTCCTATTACCACTGCATACCTTTATGCAGCTGGTGATGCAAAGAAAACGTATGAATTGTATGAGTATCAGAAGACATGCCTGACACGACGCAAACTCCTGGGTCCGTACTATGTATTCCGTAACATTGAGATGCCGCTCGTTTCAGTTGTGGTGGATATGGAAGATATAGGTATTCGCCTTGATACGGAATATGCAAAGCAGCTTTCTGAGAAGTATCACAAAATTCTTGAAGAGAGAGTTCAGGAGTACTATAAGGTCCTTGAAATGTATCGCCCTGAAATTGAGGCGTATAAGAAAGAAAATCCGAACCATGGTCTTGAAGATCCAATCAATCCGAATAGCCCTAAACAGCTTGCTACTTTCTTCTATGATATATGCAAGCTAAAGTCTCCAAATAAAGACAAGTCTAGGGGAACCGGAGAAGATATTTTGATTGCATTGAAACACCCGTTGTCTTCTGCGATATTGAACATTCGAGAGACTGTGAAGCTCTTGAACACATATATTGACAAGTTGCCCGAGCTTGTAAATCCGAAGACAAATCGGCTTCATTGCAATTACAATCAGTACGGAGCGGATACTGGAAGGTTTTCATCTTCAGACCCGAATCTTCAGAACATACCTTCTCAGAATAAGGAAATCAGGAAGATGTTTAGCGCGTCTGAAGGATACTATTTGATATCGGTTGACTTCAAACAGCAGGAGCCTCGTACGCTGGCACATGTGAGTGGGGACACTGCTCTGATAGACGCTTACAAGGCTGGTAAAGACATTTATGCGTGGATTGCATCATTTATTTACAACGCGCCGTATGAAGAATGCATGGAGTTCAGAGCAGATGGTACGAAGAATCCTCAAGGTAAGAAGCGTAGAGACAGCGTTAAGAGCATCATTCTGGGTATCATGTACGGGCGTGGAGTTTCTTCTATTGCAGAGCAGTTAGGATGCTCTAAGAAAGAAGCTCAGGAGATCATCAACAAATTCTACAATGCTTTTCCAATGGTCAAAGTGTTTATGGATAACACCATAGCCAAAGCGAGAAAGGTAGGATATGTCGAAACAATATGGGGCAGAAGACGTGGGCTTCCAGACATTCAGCTTGAACCGTATGAGTTCAAGTATATTGAAGGAAAAGCAGCTACTTTTGATCCGTTAGCATTTGATAGTCTGAGCATTTCCTATGAAGTGGATGATGCCACCAAGGCGTACTATCTCAATAAACTGGAAAAAGCATGGAGGAGCGAAGACAGAAGGAAAGTAATTGAAGAAGCCTACAATAAAGGCATTCGTATCAGAGACAATGGAGGGTTCATTGCAGAAGCTGAGCGTCAGTGCATCAACACTATCATTCAGGGTTCGAGCGCTGATATGTCGAAGTTGGCAATGATAAAGATACACAATGACCCGCAGCTTCGTGAATGGGGCTATCGCATGCTGATACCAGTGCACGACGAAATAATAGGCGAAGCGCCTGAACAGTATGCTGCACAGTGTGCTGAGAGGGTAGCAGCGCTGATGGTTGAAGCTGCCAGTGAGAGAGTGACAGTTCCGATGGCATGTGACATTGAAATCACGAAGGTTTGGTATGGAGATCCGGTCGTAGCATAATATCATCTCAGATGAAGGGGGTTAAAATCCGTGAGTTTATTGAGGAAAGCAGAATGTATAAATATAGATATAGCGCCCAATACTCAGGTGAGCGAGGCGCTCAAAGGATTCCAGCTTTACTTTGCGGGGAGCCAAAATCGTGTAGCTGAAGCATATCTGAGGAAAAGCGGCGCTAATAGACTTGCCAGTCAGTTGTTGGACAGGCCTGTCATCAAGGGATGGATTGAAGGAAGAAGTCGCGGAGAGTGTAAAGGGCACCTCTTCATTGATTCTGGGGCATTTTCTGCTCATACTCGTGGTGCTGAAGTGGACGTAGATGCTTATATTGAGTTCATTAACTCTATCGATGAGCATGTCTATCTTTTTGCTCAGGTTGATAAAATTCCGGGTGTGTTTAGGCAGCCGAAGACTCCGCAGCAGCTTGCAGAAGCACCTGAACTCAGCTGGAAGAACTATCTGTATATGCGGGAGCGGGTTAAGAGTCCGAACAAGTTGCTTCCGATATTTCATCAGGGAGAAGACTATAAGTGGTTGGAGAACATGTTGGAAGCTACGTTCGACGGCGAGCATATTCCTTATATAGGAATTTCGCCTGCCAATGACCAACCTGTTGCGGAAAAAGAAAAGTTCATAGATAAGTGCTTTAAAATCATAAAGAGCAGTTCTAATCCAGATGTCAAAACACATGCGTTTGGAATGACTTCGCTACACCTTCTTGAAAGGTATCCTTTTACCAGTGCGGACTCAACAAGCTGGATAATGAATGGCGCTAATGGAAGTATTATGACGAAATACGGGTCTGTTACTGTTAGCGCAAGTAGAAGACACGCACCGGACCACATACTTAATATGCCCAAAGCCGCCCAGCAGGAAATTCAGCAGTACGTTGAAAGTCACGGATATACTCTTGAGGGGTTGGCACATGACTATAAGCAACGTATAATATTCAATATACAGTATCTGTTGGAGTGGGCGAGAAATTACAAGTATAAACCTTCTTCGGTTAAGAGGAGAACATTATTT